CGGAACCTCGTTTATACCATTTCCTGTAAATATCTCATCTCTTGAACAGTCTGCAGATGGTAAGGTAAATGAACTTACTTTGTCGGTTTTTAATGTGGATAACATTGTTACAGCTTTAGTAGAGGACCCTTACTTAGTCGGTAATTGTTCTACTAATTCTGTTGTAGCCTTTCAAAATGGAGAGGCTGTACATGGAATTGATCCACGAACCGTAGACGCTACTCCTGCAGATGTCGGATCAGTAGGTAGTGAAGCTTTTGATACTTTAACCAGGGCTAGAGCTAATGGGTTGGCGTATAGTGCAGCAGTAGTGGGTGCTTATGGTAGAGCTAACGCTTCATTTACTAAAAGTGAGTGTGAGGCTATTAACGGAACCTGGGTTGAAGGCAAACCAGACTCTCGTGACCTTTTAGGAGGAGTCGTAAATGTTAAAACCACTTTTGCTAATTTCTTAGATCATTGGCCTGAGTATAGTAAAATTAGGTACGTAGGCTCAGACTACGTTGAGGTACTTAATGCTCTGCCCTATAGAATTGGCGATAACGTAAAAACACTTGGCACAACAGTAGAAGCTACCATTGAGAAGATTGAGGAGAATAAGTTTTTATTTTTAAGCAATAGCTTAGACTCGACTACAGTTTCTGATACTCCTCTTGTAGTTGTAAACTCAGATTCAGATACTGAGTCTTACATTGAAGATCGTTTCAAGATTGACCAACTTGAATCACTGAATGAATCTGTAGCAACTTTTGGACTAATTTCATGGCTTCAATATTTTAAACAAGTAGTGCCTAAAAGAAAATACTATAAAAATGTGTGCCAGTGGAAATATAAAGGAGAAGAGTGTCAATATCCTGGTCCAGGAGGCGGCACAATTCCTGGAACTTCTCTTTCAGCTAACGCAAGTCCTATTACTGCCGCGAACGAAGCTGGCAGCACCGAAGCAGATGATGTGTGCGGTAAGAATATTCAAGCGTGTACCTTGAGAAACAACCAAATTCACTTTGGAGGCTTTCCTGCGACAGGACGAACTATCCCTAAGCAATAAAACCAAAGGTTGTATATTACCTTGGCTTCATATGTTCGGCACCATTAGAGGTGATTACCGACTTTGTTGTTATGCTGAATACGTTGAGCCTAACATAGTTTTAGGTAAATCTGATCAAGCATTAACTGATGTTTGGAATGGTGAACCTTTAAAAAAGATTCGTAGAGACATGCTTAAAGGTAAGATTCCTCATGAGTGTGTTAAAGCTTGCTACGATAAAGAAAAACTAGGTGATAAGAGTAATAGAATTAGCAGTAATATAAGATTTCATCATTGGTCAAAGCTTCAGAAACTTACTGAAGAAGATGGCTCTATTCCTACTAAACCGATCTATCTTGACATCAGGTTTGGAAATTTATGTAACTTTAGATGTCGAATGTGCCTACCAGAATCTTCTACGAGCTGGTACAAAGAAGCAAGAGAAATAGACTTTTTACCTCACTGGGACGAAACAAAACCCATAGATATGTATACTGACAATCAAATTTTTTGGGATAGTTTGGCAGAAGTTGCCCCTCACTTGATTGAAGTATATTTTGCTGGTGGCGAGCCTTTTGTTCAGGACGGTCATTACAAACTTTTAGAGTATCTCATTGATAATGGTCACGCTGAAAAAATTACCCTTAGTTACAACACTAACTTAAGCTACGATAAGTATAAAAAGTTTGATCTTCAAGAATTATGGGGAAGTTTCAAAAGAGTCAAATTGTGGCCAAGCTGCGAGGGTATGGGAAAACGCGGAGAGTATTCTAGAAAAGGTCTAGATTGGAATAAGTTTGAGGCTAATGTTGGAAAATTTTCTAAACATATTGACACTATTAGTTCTGTAATAAGTATATGGAGCATAACAGCGATGCCAGATTTTATTCTTTGGCTCAAACGTAAAAATATAAACTTTTACTTAACCTCACTTACAGGCCCACCCTTCTGCTCTGTGACCTGTTTACCTAAAGAAGCGAAGTCTACAATCAATAAAATGTACAAAGTATTTTTACAAAAGTACGGGCATCTTCTCAATGAGCATGAAATAGACAATATTAAGAACGTTCTTTCTTATATGAATGCGAGAGATGACTCCCACGAGTTAAAACTTTTTAAAGCTTTTAATGATGAGTTAGATAAATCAAGAGACGAGAGCTTTTTAGACGTTTATCCAGAGTTTGCCTCATGGTACAAAAATATATAGGATTACCACACAGCTATGGTACCGTAGACTGTATTGAACTAATTCACCAGTTCTATAAAAATGAACTTAACATAGAGTTTGGACTCCCCGCTTACCCAAAATCTAGAGAATGGATGAAACATTTTTCTTGTAAAAACGTTGAAGGATGGGCTGCAGTATACGGTCAAAAAGTTGAATTGACAGCCGCAAAAAATTATGATGTAATGGTATTTAAGTCGCTTAAAAGCGACTTAGTTATTCATTTTGGTTTGTATATTCAACATAACAAAATTTTACACGTCGAAGAGGGGAGAGATTCGTGTGTAGAGGCCTTGTCTGACTATTGGCGAGAGCGTTTACACGCTGTCTATAGACATAATGAAATGGTATAATTCTTATACTGGTTTTCCATATAAACACTTAGGTAATGATACAGAAACAGGGATTGATTGTTTTAATCTTTGCCGATTAGTGTATGAAAAAGAACTAAATATAACCATTCCATATACAACAGATCACTTTTGTAAAATCGTTGACGAAGATTGGTATCAAAAAACTCAAGATAGATATTTTGAGTTAGGTGGTACAGAGTCTTATGGTTGGCATAAAGTATCAGAGCCTAAGAAATATGACATAATTACTATGAGTCTTGGTTCTACAAATGTTACAAATCATTGCGCGTTGTATGTTGATCAGAGTAGAATTTTACAGACTATGCTCAAGCACACTAGTTGGGTCGCTCCCTACGGAAACTACTATAAACAATACACCACAGGAATTTATAGATGGAAAGATTTAATGAATTAAAAGAGGCAATGGCCAAACACTCACTAACCGAATATCCTAGAGAGTGCGTAGGTATTGTGACTAAAGATTATGAGTATATTCCCTGTGAGAATATATCTCCTGATCCTAAACTATCTTTTATCTTAAATCCTGGTGACTTAGTTAAGCATGATGGTAATATTTGGGGCATATTCCATTCTCACCCTGGTGAAGAAAATCCTATTCCGAGTAAAGAGGATAAAATCAGTGCAGCATTCCAAGAGTATAAATTTTTAGTTGGTTTCAGTAAAAATATCTATATATACTGGTTAGATAGTAATATAGATGCTCTGATATTTGACGAGTTTAAGGAATCGCATATTGTTAATTAATCTTAAGATTCACTCAGCATTTCAAAAATATTTTGATCAGGAAATGTACAAGGTTGACGCGTTTAACGCTGAGTCAATCAATGACTACCTGCGTGCTGTCCATCCTAAGTTTGCTAATTATATAAGTCAAATTGAAAATGGAGAAAGCCAAGAGTCTTACAGTTTGGTAGATTCAAACTTCAAGCTTATTGAAAACGACGCATTTGGAATTAAAAAATTTAAAGAGGGCGAGACTGTATACATTGCGCCTCTAGTAGTAGGTGGAGGAGGAAAGCGAGGCACTTTACTTTTATTAGCTGTTTTTGCTGTCTTTGCAGCCCCTGCCATAGCCGGAGCCTTAACGGCACCTGCAGCTGGTACCGGAAGTTTAACAGCTGCTCAGGCTTCTCCTTTCTTAGGGGGAAGCTCCGCAAGTGGTGGTTTTTTAGGTGGACTAGGTAAAGCCTTTGCAGCAATGCCTTCATTCGCAAAGTCAATTGTAGGCAACTTAGCGATGGGAGTAGTATCATCAATTTTTACGAAAAAACCAAAAGCTTCACAACAAACAGAGTCTACTACTCGTGAAAATGGCATGTTTGGGTCTTTAACAAACACCTCAACTAGCGGTACTCCTGTACCTTTACACTATGGGCAAGTTAGAGTTGCCGGGCAATTCTTAAGTGGTTATATCAATTCAGAAGAACACGGTAAAAATGATATAATTAATGTGGGAGACCAATTCTCATGAGCACTAAACAGTTTGTAAAACATTCTAATTTACTGGTCCCTGATATTCGTGGTGCCAAGGGCGGAAAAGGCGGAGGTGGGTCTGAGCCTAGAGAAGATCCTAACTCACTTTTCTCTACAGATATTCTTTTTGTTGTAGTTGGCTTAGGTGAGGGTCCTTTATATAGAATCAATCCAAACGGACCTCAAGATATTGAGATTCAAGATGGAGGCATTGACGACCTTATCAACCTAGATGGTGATGGACAGGAGAATACTGAAAAATTTAAAACACTATCAACTACTGGCACAACCACTCAGGGTAGATTAGATGTGTTCGGAGAAACAGTAATTACTCCCCAGCAATTTGTTTCACCAGTCACTCTTAAAAAAGGTAATCTTGATGGTGTACCCTCATCATCAGTTACTTTACAAGAAACATCAGCAAATGACTGGGATGCTCTTAAGTTTAACTTCTTAATCCCTCAATTGCAAAAGATTGAAAAAAATGGTGATGTGTTAATTCATACAGTTGCAGTTAAAGTAACTGTATTTAATAGGCTTGGAACTATTGAGATAGCTTCTGCCTCAAAAGAAATAACAGGCAAGACCAATACTCCTTTTAAGTTTAACTTAACCGTAACTATTCCTGAAGCTAACAGAAGCACTGATGGGTACAGATTTACGATTGAAAAAACCTCTGATGATAGCGATTCTTCTTCAAAGCAAGAGGTAATTAAAGCTATCGGATGGTTTGAAATTGAGAACTCTGCTCAAGCCTATCCTAGAACAGCTCATATTGGTTACGCTCTAAAAGCTGTTGACGAACATACAGCTGGAGTTCCTACCTTCTCCTCCCTCGTTAAAGGGCTAGTTGTAAGAGTGCCCTCTAATTACAACCAACCTATACTTGCGAATGGAGAAATAGACTGGAGAGAAGTAGAGGTCGCTAGCACCGGGCTTAACTCTATCGGAAACGGCTATCGCTTGCAACAAACAGGAACAGGGACTGTACTTACTGATCCTAATCC